TTTTGTGCGCTTCATCCTTTAAAACCGTCTGCGCATAGTGGTTTATTTCTTCTTAGTTCCGTGTTTAGTGTATGCGCCAGATATCATGTCAAAAAGATATGCGCCTGCTGCTGCGGTGAGTGTGTCTATCGGTATTCCTGCGCCGTTTATACTGAAAAACGCCATTGTTGACACCAAACTTACTCTTATTACGGTCTGTGTTAGTTTCTTGACCTCAAATGGAGTTACTTTGTTGTCTTCAAGCGCTTTTATAGCCCAGCCCGCGCCGGACCTTAAGACCGCTATTCCTACGAATATTCCAAATGCTTTTATCACTTCGATCTCTATCATTTTTATCGCCTCCGATAAGTTATTATCAATAAAATTCCACTACCTGATAACTTACTATATTGATATTTCCACTCGCAATTCTTGTAGCTTTAACTGTTGTTGAATCGTACAAAGTTAATCTTGAAAATGTTATATCCGTATCAGCAGTATCATCATTTGCGTTATTTGTAGTGTTGCCTAAATATACACATATACTTTTAGTTTTATCAACAGAATTTATAGTGTCTGTTGCTGAAGTATCTGATACTCCAAGTGTGATTGTTCCTGATTGGTTTGATTTAACAATTCCTGGATAAAATTCAACAATACAAAAAGAAATTATCATTGCGATGTCACTATGAACTCTTGTGGCCGTGACTGTTGTTGCGTTTGTCAATGTAAGCCTCAACATTATATCATCCCATTCTGTGTCTGTTGTTGTACTTTCTCCTGCTGAAGTACCCAAATACATTAGCATACTGTTTGTTGTATCCACAGAATTGATTGTGGCCGTATGTGAAGTAGTACCATGCGTTATTATTATCGAATCATATTGGACACTCTTGACAACTGGCATCTTACCGAAAGTCAAACCCCCGAAATTTATCTGTACCATCAGAACACCGCCATTGTCCCGGATATTATACTCCCTGTGCTTGTAGCTAAGCTGCCGTTAGTCTGATACCAGAACACTTGTTTTATTGTGCTACCTATAGATGTTCCGCTAAATATGATCTCTATAGGGTTTTCTTCGCCGTTATAAGACCCAACAACCGTATAATTATGTGTCGGACCGCTTATGGTGGCTGCCGTAATGTTTCCTGCAGTGTTTGTTGTATAGGTCATATCTTGATTTTGAGGTATGTCGTATAATCCGAAAGTCAAAGTTCCGTTGGTCGTTACTGTTGCGCCGGATACAACTACCACTGCGCCGGATACTGCTACGCCTGCGCCTGAAACCGTACCTAATATTCCTGATTCTACATTAATCCTGTTTGTAATTTCGTTTAGCCCGGATGTGCCTGTGTCTCCATAATCACTTCCCGCAGTCAGCATAGCACCGCTTGCAAAACTAGTCATCAAAACTGCAATATTAATCACCTCTGTATTTTTATTATGCATCTATATTGTTTTTAGTGCGTTTAACCCCATTAATTTTTCTTGTACATATACATAAATTATCAATTCCGCCTATTATTTCTGGTTTTATTTTGTCATTAAACCCATTTAAAATACTTATCTTATGGTCTATAACGGGGTATTTTTCATTATTATAATATGTTTTATCATAATATTCACGTATGTATTCTTTTGTATAAAAACAATATCCCTCCCATTCATCAAATAACTTTTTTTTATCTTTTCTTGTTGTGACCTCTACTTTTCTTTTATATCGTTCAAATTCGGGTAATAGTTCTGGTGAAATCTGAGTTCCGTTTTTTATCTTTGTTTTAGCCATTTTGTCTAAAACTTTTTGAGGTATTATGTTGCCTCTGAGCGCAATAGAGTTCGCTTTTCCTATTTTTTCTCTTCTTTCTTTTGTGAAAACAATTCCTTGAGCATTTTTGTTACCTTTCATTTTCTCATGTAATATGTTCCTATGTTTTTCAGATATAATTTGCCCCGCACCATTCTTATTGCCTTTCATCTTTTTACTTATGGATAATAATGATTTATTTGTTTTTTTAGTTAAACCTTTACTCCATGCTTTTTTCCCTTTTAGAGCTTCGCTCATTTTTTGTTTTGATTCTTCAGTATGTTTCTTACCATAAAAATGGTGGTCTTTTCCTTTAGGACATATTTGTCTTTTACGTGCTTCACGCATTTTTCGTTTGGTTTCTTCGCTTCTTTTACGTCCCGTATGAAACGCACCGATTTTTGCACGCTGTTCGGGAGATATTTTATTTCCTTTATTAGCTTTGCTTATTTTCTTTTTGGTTTCTTCTTTGCATGATATTCCTTTATTCCACGGAATATGTCCTTTTCCAAATCTACTGCTATTTTTTTGTTTCATATTATATATTTGGTAAGATAAACATATATAAGTTACGTTCCGCTTTGAGAAAAGCGGAGGCTGCACTGGATTTGACATTCCAAATCCCCTTGAAACGCCACGCTTCCTATAACCTCTCTCATATACATACTGCCTGCTGTTGCCGCGTTGAACAGTCCGAATTCTGTCATTGTAGTACCGCTTAATTCTGTTGAACTGTAATCTGCAATATATGTAACGTCTTTAGCTACGGTCAGGTCTATCGAAGTCAAAGCGTTTCTGTCTGTCTCTGTGTCTAATGCGGTCTGATTAGTCGCCACTGTTGAACTGCCTGTTCCGATTGCTATATGTGTTGGTATGGCCCCAGATCCCCCCATCACCGCCGCAATACTTTGTATACCTGTATCCACCAATCCCATATCAATACCTGCGCTAAATTTCCTACTCCTAATCTGCTTTCTGGACTATCTAATAATCCATGTTTAGGGGAATGAAGTATAAAATTGTTTCCTATACTACCAGCCCACACTTCATAATGTCTGTCTACATCCACATACCTCATAGCGGTCTGTAGGTTAGTGAAATTACCCTCTAATGGACCCACTTCAAGATTACGGGTTTTTAGCATCTGCTCTTTTAATGTGTCTGTGAAGTCGGATACTTTTTTATTTAGTTCTAAGGTCATTACTTTATTTGAAAGATTATTAGGTGTGTTGAATGAATAATTTGCAGACAGAATAGTGTATGTCTGGCTGTCTATTCCGTGCCAGGGTAAGTTTACTATGCACGTGTTCCCTGGGTCGATATTTATCACTCCTTTTAGGTCTATGGTTCCTTGTATCTTAAGGTCTTTATTTTCAGCTATAAACGAAGTTGCTTTGTCGTCTGCTTCTGCATAGCTTTTTATATTGTCGTCTTTGATTATTTTTGTCTTAGGTCCATAGCTGCCTATACTGTCTGTGTCTTCCCTGAACTTCAGTATAGGGGTTGATCTGTCGTATTCTATTGAAATCGGTAATGTTCCGCTTGCCGGGATGTTATCTCCTGCCGAAGTACCAGAAACGAATACAACTTGTTTATCGCTAAAATCAACCACATATTTTAAAGTCGTGCTTGTTGCCGGGTCAGTCATCCCGATAACCCCGCCGATTTGCTGTAATACTCCATGTGATGTCACTCGTACATTATGAGGTTTATCGGTCATAGTAAATATAGACCCTGTACCGTCTGCCGCGAATGTCTCTAAATTACCTGTAAGAATCCTATCTCCATAAACCCACACCCTATTGAATACCTCTCTGTCTTCTTTTATGAATTTAGCGTTATAGACGCTTTTATTGTCGAATGTCCGATAAGATGGTATTGATTCTTTCGATAAAAAGTTCACGTCTTTGTCGTTATCAACAAAAAAGTAATATCCTGCCAGTTCTGCCAGTTCTTTTAGTGACTCAAATATGTTTTTGTGGTTGAACCCTATTTTTTCTATAGTTGTTCCGGTTGTAATGTCGATATTGTCTGTAGTCACTACACCTTCTGAATTGTTCTGTACTATCGTCCGGGCTATAATTCCGGCATCTTTGTCTTTGAATATTATCGGCTCTACTGTCATGTCCTGTAATACTGCGCCGTAGTCTCTGCCTGTCAGTGTTACCCGTTCATCTTCTGCGCTACCATTAAAATCAATCTTTTCTATTATTCCAGTAAATAGTTTAGTTGTCGGCGGATCTGTTCCAATATCTGCATAAATTATGACTTCATCGTTTAAATTGAAGCTATCTTTTAGGTTGCCTATGAAATTATCAAAAACAGCCGTAAATGAAGAGGTCGCATTAAAATCGCCGATGCTCTTTTCTACATTAAGCTGATAAGTAGTAGAATAGGTTGTACCGCCTACAGTAAGAAGAGTATGTGTAACGCCTACGCTTGGAATAAAACTAGGATAAAATTTAACCATTATTAACCAACCCCCACTATTTCTAATTCCGGGTCCCATTGTGTTAGCAGATTATCGAAATCAGCCCACGCCCATATATATCCTGTTCCGCTAACCGCTAAATCTTCATAAATCAACTGATAGCTATCTGTAATTGAGACTGCGCTATCATAATCGTATTCGTCATTAAGTTTAAGCGTCACCCCTGTGGTTGTCTCGTTAAGTTTTGCATAAATATCTATAATATAAGTCAGATTATTGTCAAGAGTGAACATTCCAACTGTTGAGGTCTGGCCGTATGGCTCTATTTCTGATTGAATCGGTTGATATGCATAAAAATAGAATAATGTTCCTGTTGACTCTGTTATATCGAAATCACTTATTTCTGTGTTAGTATATGGTAAATAGTCTATTGCGCCAGAATATAATGTATATGCTGTATCGCAAAAATAATCTTCGTCAAAATCCGCGCAAGTCTCTGAATAGCCGGTTCCGTTAGGATATGCCCAAAAGTTACCGCCGATGTTTGAACCCGAAGAATATTCTCTTGTTCCGGTCTGGTTTGTCGTGTTCAGGTATATTGTACCGACATAATCTGCATCGTCAATAAAAAGATTTATAGTATTATTCAATAGATTATTATAGAATGTGTTATTTGTGGCATCAAGCCCTGTCGGATCTTCAACAATCTGGATTCCATAGTCTGTATTATTTTTAATCGTTGAATTTGCGATTATATTATAAGTTGAATTATACATCAAATATATTCCGGTATCTGAATTTGAATCGTAGGTATTATTAGAGAATACATTATGTGAAGACAGTTCTATTTCTATTGCATCTTGATCATTTGAATTTCCGGTAACGTCTGTGAAATTATTATAATCTGACAGATATAAATACGCACCCACCCCGTTAGAATTTAAAGTGCAATTAGTTATGTTGTTGTAATCTGCGTATTCGATGTCTATTCCTCCACGCGCCCAATCAGTAATTATACAGTTCTTGATTGTTATGTTTGTCGTCTGTTGTGTGTCTCTGTTTATCCAGATACCATAATAACCGTCATTATCCTCTCCGTCTATTGTATTGCTCTGACAGTCTAAAGTTATATGGTTCGCTGTTATGTTCATGCATTTATCGTATGTTGAATCTGCTATGCTCGTATTAAGCCAATAATAGCCGTAGGCTTGGTCTAAAGTCCTGCATGCTATTGTTGAATAGTTTATTGCTGTTGGTTCTTCTTCTGCGCCGAATGAATATGTTGGGGTTGTTGGGAGATACATACGCATACGTACATCGTCAAAATATGTTTGTACGCCATTTCCAGAACCACTTTCTAAATGATGTAAACATAATTTTCTAACACTGGAAAATGGGTTTACCCAAGTATGAGTTTGATGTGTTTGCCAGGTAGTATCAGTTCCAACCCGCTTATAATATGTTACATGTCCTGTTTGAAGAACATTAGTCCTTAAATAATTTATTGTCGTAGCACTTGGCGTATCTGTTGTCGTTCCATCTGGTCCGTAATAACTTCTAAATCGCAATGACCCCGACGTATAACCATATCTTATTAAAATACCATCACCCCAAATGCTTGCGCTATCTTTAATTCCTAATCCTCCCTCCTCATTATCAACACTTGCACCAGTAATACTCATCCATCCTTCTGCATCTAACATAACAGAACCCGCATCATAATCAGAACAAACCGCACCGTAATTCGTAGCCCCAGACGTACTTATTTTCAATTGTTGCCCTGTTTCCTCTACAGTAATTGTTCCACCGTAATCATGAGTTGTCCACATATCTGTATCATAAGAATTATCATTAAAATCATCTCCTACCAAAAACGCTGTTTTTATATCACTTTCACTACTCACAACAGAAGCATTATCATAATACATATAGATTGATGTATTTGTTGTATTTGATAACGTGTATGGAATCTTAAACCATACATGAGCCCAATTACCATCGACCTTACTTTCTATCCAATGAGATAGAACCGTATCTTCTGAACCGTTCGTAAACATCAAATCAACAAAAGTATTTTGCATATCAGAATCATAAGTTACATTTACTGGCATTGAATAATTAGAAACTTCTATATTTTCAGAATGATTTTGGAGTCGTATTTCTTTTTTCTTTAAAAATGTAGAATTCCACCATGTAGCGCCCTCTATCTCTATATCCATGATATTAACATCAGTCCAGACCGCATAACCCCAACCATTATCTGTCTTCTCGAACTTAGTTGCCTTCCCCATAACTTCATAGATTGGCTCGTTGTTCTTCAAGATGAAAGTCTCAGGGTCTATTTCCTGGAATACTTCTGTTGTAACCGCCTTATAGCAAGTATCGCATACTACTTCGTGCATTATTGAATGATTCGTTCCATTAACAATAATTAAAGTTTGTTTATCTACACAATTACAATCATAAGAAACATTTTCTGTAACATTAACATACTGCATGAGCTTGATATCTACATCCCCATAGTATTTTGTCTTTTTTACGTTCAGGAGTTCTTTTGGTGTTTTACCTAGCTTTTCTGATTCTTCTTTGATTTTATATTCTTTTTTCAAGTCAGTAAATTTTATCTCAACTGCTTTTTTTCCGTTGATTACTTTATGAGTTATCTTGTATTTTTTCTCTTTAGTGCCATACCAAACAGGGTCCAAGTATGCGCCAGAAGTTCCGACTCCCCATTTAATATTATCTGTCGGGTTGTTCTTGTAGCCGACTAACTTAAAGTGTTTGGTAGAATAGCGCGGGAACACAAAACTATATTTCCGGTCTTTAGGAATATTGCCTAATCTTGTTTCCATTGTGAAGTTTGTATAATGCCATTTTCCATAATATAATACATACAATTCATAATCTTTTATTTCAGGCGAGAAATTTAATTGAACTTCATCATAATTGTAGATATAGACGGATTTTGCTGTTGGGTTAACAACGTCGAAATATGAAACACACGGATCATCGAAAGTTCCTGCACAGATTATATCGCCTGAAGTGTCTACTATCTGCAATCCTATAAGTGTTAGTATCGAGAATAAGCCTATTAATGATGTGCCTGCAGCAATATATATTCTCTTGTATTTTCCGGCCATGTTATCCCATAGTTATTTTTTTATTTAGTTCGTCCTGTAAGTGATTCGCTATGTCTCTTGCATTGAATCCGTTCAGGTTGTCTATTATTACATTCATTATATTCTGTATTGGGTTTTGTCTTTCGCGTGGCGCGGTGTATGATTCGTAATCCATCATCCCGCTTTTAAATCTAGTTAAACTTACATTGCTTAACTGTCCGATATTCACTCCTGGAACTTTGTTCATGCTTCGGATAAGGTTGTTTATCATATTCACAACTTTATTTATGCTTCTTGCGATAACATTAACGATTTCATCCCATACAGAAACAACGCTATTCCTAACGCCGATAAATACATTCTTAAGTCCGGCTCCAAGCTCTTTGGCTTTCTCTTTCAGGTCGTCCCAATGCGCGGCTAATAGATATCCTGCTGCAACTGCCGCACCTATAGCAACAGCGATAAGAATAAGCGGTGATAATAATACCCCTAAAACAATACTTAATATTGCGCCTGCTGCTGCAATCAATAATACTGCGGCGGCGGCGGCGGTTCCGATTTTAATTGCGGTTTTCATTTCAGGGCTTAGATTCTTCCATTTTTCTATTAAGTCTTTTGTAAAGTCTATTAAGCTCTTGACCGCAGGAATAAGATATTTCTCAATCAAAGGAATAACATCGTTTTTTATTATAGGTAGTATCTTGTCGAATATCCTGCCTAATAATGGGATTAATTTATCTTTAACAAGTGGAAGAAGTTGGTCTCTGACTATCGGCATGAGTTTCTCACCTATTTCAGCCGCAAAAAGCGTTAGTTCATTTTTTACAAGTTGTATTTGAGATTCTAAAGTTTCATATCTTTTTTCTGCCTCTTCAGTTAAAGCAGTGTTATCTTCCCATGCTTTGCTTGCAGTTTCTAAACTATCTGCCATTTTTGTTCCTGCAGCACCTACAGATAAAAAAGCCCTTACTAATCTTTGGTCGCCTAATTCTAAGTCGTCTAATATTTTGAATGCTTTGTCTCCTTCTGTTCCTAATTTTTCTACAAACTTTGTGAAAGTTCCTGCAGGGTCTTCTTTAAACATTTGTGCATATTTTTCTTGTGTAACTCCTAAAACAGATGCAAAATCAATGCCTGTTTCTTTAGCTTGACCATGTGCTTTATTTAATACAACTAATTCTGATTCTAATTCTGATATATTTTTTCCATATTTTAACATTGCTTCTGAACTATCTCCTTGTGTGTTATTCAATACAACTAATTCCGCTTCTAATTCCGCTATATTTGCAGTATATTTATCTATCCGTTGTTGTTTGCTCACTTTTGTAGATTCTTTTGTTTTGTCTGTAAATTCAGACATTTGTAATGTTGCTATTTTTAATTTATTTTTCATATCTTCAATAGCTTCTGTTGTTTTTGATTTCATATTATCTGCATAATCAGAGGATTTTGTTGTTGCAGATGTTAATTTTTCTCTCATATCTTCAAGTTTTTTATTTAATTTTGTGATTTTTTCAGTATTATCTATTGTTTCACCACCCAAACCTGCAGATGATTCTGTCATTGCGGTTAAAACTTTCTGTACTGCTGTTCCCCCTGCTTCAGCTTGAATCCCTACAGAAGTAAATGCGGCACTTATAGCAAAAATATCTGAAGTTGTTAATCCTGCTATTTTTCCCGTAGCTGCGATTCGTGTCGCAAATTCACTTATTTCTGTTTCACTTGTTTCAAAATTATTTCCCAATTCAACAATTGCCGCACCCATTCGGTCTATATTTTCTATTGGTTCGCCCATGATGCTTGCAATTCTTGCGAAATCTGTGGCTGCTCGTTCAGCGGTAAGGTTTGTAGTTTCACTAATATCTGCAATAGTCTTAGTAAATATTGCTATATTGTCTACGCCTTCCACTCCTAACTGTCCGGCTATCTCTGCAATAGACGCTAACTCTGTATAAGTAGTTGGTATTTCTGTTGTCATATCTCTTAGACTTTTATCTAATACATCAAATTCGGCTGCCGTTAAATCAACTGTTTTTCTAACTCCTGCAAATGCGCTTTCAAAATCAATAGCCGTCTTAACAGTAGCCGCAGCCACACCCGCAACACCAATCCCGATTGCCGCAAATCCCGCCGCCACTGCAAGTCCTGCGGGTTTGAATGCCGCCATCTTTGTCTGCGCAACTCCAAATGTCCTGCTGAAGTTGTCAGTCGCGGATATGACTACGCTTACTCCTTTTCCGCCGCCTAACATTTCAGCTATTGCCATTTTATCTTCTCTTGGATTTCGCTTTTCGTTCTGCTTTCTTTGCTTCCCTGTTTTTATTTTTTATTTCCCTGTTCTTTGTCTCTATCAGCCGCCCTATTTCCGGGTATGTCAAGTTAGGTATTGTGAAAAGGTCATAGCCTATTGTATGTAGCCATAGTTCTAGGTCGTCTTCTCTGACTTTTTTTTTAGTTCATTTTCTGCGTCTTGGATTGCATCTTCGGCTTTAGTTTCTACTTCTTTTTGTGTCATGTCAAGACTGATTGCCATTATAGCGATTGCAACCGCACCCGAATATTGTGGTTTCAAGACTTCTATATCTTCATCTGTTAGTTTAGGCTCTATCAAACCGTGTTTAATCAACATATTATCAGATTTAATCTTATCAGCGATAATGTTTGATTTTGCCAATATACCTATTTCCTTTAGTTTTCCTCCTGTTACTGGAATGGCTTTTATGGTTGGTTTGTTTGGTAAGGTTTCCAATGTGACTTCTTGCGCTATCAAAACGCCGCCTTCGCCACGTTGGAAAACCATATCTTCTACTTTTAACATCGTCATATTATTGCCTCCTATTTACTACTTACTTATAACTACCACGGGTTATACGTTGCCGTGCGATCAAATGCGCTTCCTGCAATTGTTTGCGGTCTGATTTCAAGTGTGGTTTCGGTTGTCTCTGCATCTGCTGTACTTGGGTTCGGCATGTCTGTTACTTCGCATCCACTGAATATTAAAGTTGTGTGTTTGCTGCCGACTGCTGTTATATCTGCGTTCATGTCCAGAGTTCCGTTAAATGTACTGCCGCCTTTGTAGTATTGTTCGTATAGCCACATCGCATCCTGACCGTCCAAGTCCATAGTCACGTTTAGAGTGTAGTCTTTGTTGCCGCCGTAAGGCACACCAATAACTCTGCTGCCGTTATTGTAATGCTTGCCGATTTTGTTTTCGTTTATCTCTAAACTTATATTTGTTGATGTGTCCATCGGGCTGCCAGCAAGTGTAAGCAATGAATGTTCCCACATATAAGGCGCTAATGCTTGTTTCAAAGCCGCAGTAGACAGACCGCTATTTACTAAAGTCGTTGTTGTGCCTGAACTTGGAATTAAATGCTCTGCTATGTAATCTGCGTCTATTGTTGCTTTCTCGCCTTGTGCCAGTGTCAATGTAGTTACATTGGTAGTACAGCCTTTGAGCGTCCTTATGAAGTTCCTGCCTGTGCCTGGTGATTGCTTGGAATCTTCAAGCGTGAAGCTCATGGGTGCCGGATGGGTATTAGTTCCGCTTGTGAATGGACTCTGCCATACGTCGCTGTTGACTTCGCTTACTGCGTGTGTGCATGTGGTTGCTGTTGCGCCGGATACTTCCACTATTGACCCGATTGCATAGAACAACAGTCTCATATCATGTGGATGGTATGTTAAGGTTCCAGTTACGTCATTAGGTCCCAGTTCCATTGTGTCGTATGTTCTTTTTCCTGTTCCCATGTACCTGTCTTCAATCCGATTTTCAGCATCATCTATTGAGTTTTCTGTTACCTGTCCTATCCAGTATGTACTTCCTGCTACTGCGTCTGTTCCTGCACAATTATGCGCATAAGTCCCGCTTTCATGTATTCCTACTATTTTATTCTGATCACCGATATACCGCGCCATAAATTAGTCGCCTCCTGTTAGTATTTCTATTATTTTATTTACTCTTTCTTTTTCATATTTGGGTACTTTTTTAACTCCATTTTCATTTAATATTTTTGCCTGTTCAACTTTAGTCAAATCATAAAGCTCTTGTTCTGTTGGTGTTATGTTTCGTTTTAGTTTATGGTCCATTATTCTTTCAGGTTCATGTAATCGTATCCAATCAAGTTCGTCTTTATCTGCCATTATTTTCACCTCTAAATATTGAAAAATTTATATTGTACTTCAAGTATCCTCGACTTGGGTTGGTTTTCTCCGTCCTCATCCAACTCAATCGCGCTCAAAAGAGCAAAATCATAAAGATAATTAGCTATACTGCCTGTACTGGCTGTGAATTGCGCGTCTCTTAGTATTAAATAACAATCGTTTGCCAGTTCGTCTTTTTCTTTCTGGTTCCTTGCCCATACTCTTACTTCCATAGTAATTATTACGTCCATTGCATTAGTCTGCATTCCGGAAGAAACAGCGCTGTAATTAGAAATTTTAACAATAATAAGCGGGTATTGCACGTATCTATGAGGGAAACTAGTCATTACAAACGTAGATTGTGTGCTTCTGTCTGCGTTTAGTGGGTCTGTAACACCTGATTTTAAAGTGTCCTTTACGAAAAAAAGGATATCTCTTGACATACTTCCAGATTCTACTACCATATTATCGCCTCGCTTGGCTAGTTATAATCCTCGCTTGGACTATACCTTTATATTGTCTTTGATTATACTTATTATTTGGGTTTTATTGCGGTCTTTTGAGTTGTTGAAATGTTTTCGGGCTGTTATTCTGCTAGTACCATATTCTAAATATTTGGAGTATTCCAAATCGCTAAATACTATTGCGGAATCTTTTGTGCTTATCATATCCACAGAGTTAAGGAATCGTCCGGTGTCTACGCTTGTGGGTTCCGGTCTACGTCCTGCTATTGAGCTTTTTACTTCATTCTGCAAGTGCATCCCTGCCTTTTTCAGCCCTATTTCCGATGTTTTTTTTACCATTATCGAGCTTGCCAGTAATCGCGCCTGAGTTGCTTTTATCCCGAATATTTTAACACTGGTTCCTTTTACCATTCTACTCCTCTCCTAGTAATGACCCTGTTGGAAGCGCACGAATATACGTTTTCTTATAGATTTGAGTATTCTCAACCTCGTAAGGTATGCCGCCCAGAGGGACCAATGTAAACGCATCTGTTCCCATGACGATTTTTACGCTTATGTTACTGCCTGTGCCTGTGAAGTCCAATGATCCGTTGACGTATAGCCTTTGGTCTTGTGTCCTTAGCTTTCCTTGTTCTATTAGCATAACATCTTCTGAATTGAACCTGTTTCTAGTTGATAATGGCATTACTATTCCTGAAGTTAAAACCTGCGAGCCTGCTATTTCTGTAAGTGAAACATCGTCTTCCCACACACTTCCAACGGTTTGTGAAAAGTATTTTATTGTTATAGGTTTGCCTGCCTTCTCCATTAGGCTGCTGAATCCTGCGCTCAAATTGTCTGCGGTTCCCATTATATCACTAATCTTCACATTATACCTTAAACATACTTACTTACTAACTCTTTATAGATTGTTAAAAATTCTTCTGAATAATGATTATTGTCGGTTTTCAGATGCGCTATCTCATGAAGCATTAATTTACGGTCATTCATCTTTACGGCATTACTACCGAAATTGATTATTTTTTTATCTTTCAAACACAATGCTTCGTTGCCATCAACAATATTTATTCTGAAATCTGAATAATTTTCAGATTCCAAAACAGAATACCCAAAATCAATAACATTTTCTTTTGTATTCATTCGTATCACGAAAAACTTTTAGCTACCTGAAATTTCTTGCCGATGCTTCTAAGTTTCATCTCGCCCATAAGCCGGAACTGCTTTGCGTTCATTGTATCGCCGCTATCGTCTATAGATAGTTCTGCCAGTTTTAGCTTCTCTCCTCCTGATTGCGCTTGCTTTAGGTCAATCGCATCGGCTTTTGAGAAGCACACTATAGCGGGCTGATATTTTTTATCAATCGAATTAGAGCCGATAGTAACTCCTGCGTAGTCTGCTACGTATTGTCTTGATAGGTCTACTGTTTCTACCATAGTTCCTGAAACTGCGGCGGGTAATGATAGTGTGTTATCGATGTGGGTAGCTATCGACCCGATTGTTGAAAGTACCATATTATTTACCTCTTTTATTGTCTATATAATCCATTATGCTCATCAAATTCGTTTCGTTTGATGCATTTTCCTGCCATCTATAACGTAATAACATCTGTTCTGTTAATGTATCTACATAATCCGACATCCTGCCTGCGCATTTAAACGCTTCTCTCTGGTCTAGGTTGTTCATTATGTCGCTTACTTCTGCGGTTGTTATGTATTTTTCCATTATCTCACTCAATATCTGCACATTTACCGGCAGTACATATTTTAGGGTCTGTATGACAACATATTTCTTTACTTGCGGGGGGTCTTATTTGTTCTGGTTCTGGTTTGTTGATTGATTGCTGTAAGTATTGGCTTATTGTAACTCCTTTCAGTTCTGCGGCGGTTGTGAGTGGGATAAAAGTGCCTCCTGTGCATCTGGTGTATGTGTCTCTATCTCCGTTATTGAAATAGCAACTAGTACCGCTTGGGCTTAATGGCTCTGGATGGGTTACGGTTCCGGGGCAGATTGCTAGTTTTTGGGTTGTATCGCAGACATAAGAGTTGTCTATTTGCTCTTGTGTTAGGAATACTTGATCTCCTGCCGCAAATAGCCCTATTCCTGCCATGAATGAAACTATTGCGATTATTCCTGATTTGTATTTGTCTATTGTATCTGTCATGTTATCACCATTATTTCTTTATTTTGAAGCTCTCAATGAGATTCGCACTGCTAACATGCGCCACTTCTACATCCAAGTGAACCATCATCATTAACTCCACAACACCATTCGCTTGCATCTGGCGAAGTCAAAGTTATGTTTACCTGTGCAGAACCAGTACCTATTGTTAGATTATCTGCTAAGTTCAATCCGCCTGTTGCCGTGAAGTCTGTGCTTGGTGCGCCGAGATTTTGTGGTGGTCTATTTTTTAGATTAAGATTACCGTCTGTGCCGACTTCTAATATATCCCCATTGGATGTATTTGTTATTCCAAAAAAGCCATCCGCAATTGAACCAGTAATTTCATATTGATAATCGGGGGTATTATCATTTGTCCCAGTAGCCCCATTTGGTTTGATAGTGAATTGATAGTCACCACTTGCATTTAGAAAGTGTATTCCATTGTTTGACCCACTACCTGCAAAAATCTGACCTAATACAACACCATTATTGTCTAGCCATTGAAGTGTTGCAGTATGTGAACCACTATTTGTGTCCATATCTTGAATCGTTATAAATGGAGACAATGCACCAATATCATCACTATTTCCAATTGCTTGTAATGGTGTATCAGAACCACTATCATTTATTTTTACCTTATCAACAGAACCAAGATTTTCTAATTTATTTTCTCTTAGATTTAAATCACCATAAATTGTAGTATCTCTAAATGTTGGTGAACCTGTAATTTCAATAGAACCATCAAAGTCATTCCCATCTAAGTGAACCTCGTAATTACTCGTAATCAATAGAGACCGAGTACCAACATTAAAATCCTTGTTCCCAACTAAACTAATGTTATTTGTATATGCCGTCAAATAATAACTTGTTGTTGCATTATATACCGAATTACCGATTACTAAGTCATTTGATGAATTTAGCATGTAAATCCCAGTGTACGCTTGAATTATAATATTGTTAGATACAATATTATTTTCTTGTATATGTCCATTTTTGGAATAATCTAAAGAATTACACTGAAAATAAATACCATAATGAACTGCTTCATTACTTGTTTCTATATTATTACCATCAATCAATGCGCCAAAATTAGCATTTGCCACCACAATACCCCAATCAGCTTCAAGTATATTATTATCCGAAACTATTGGCTGTAACTGCTCTTCAACGTGTATGCCGAATCGAGCATTAACAATCGTGTTTTCAGACACGGTATTATATTGTCCATCCAGATTTTCACCACTATAGCCATCTAGTTCAAACCCGCGAGGAGACCCACTACGATTTACAAATTCAATATCATTATCGATTGCACTTGAATAATAAGCACTATCCAGGTATATGGCTCGTTGAGTTCCATGTGTATCATTATTATTTGAAACATAAATTTCATTTTGAGTTACATCAGCATGACGGGACATTAATAAAAAAATATTTCCTCCCGCTTCTCTCAAATCTTTGAAATTATTATCTTTTATTGTACTGTAATTACTGCGATAATCAAACACTCCCCCATGACAAAAACCATTATCTGTAAAATTAAAATTCTTCACAGTGATATGAGATGAATTTTCGATAAAGATTATTGTTCTAGCATTTGATGATGCTTTCAACCCACCAATATAATTCAAATTAGCACCATTTCCATCAAGTGTAATATGGACTTTGTCAAGCAAATATATCCTATCTGTAATATCAGTCTGACTTCCGGGCTCTAATTTTATCGTGCAATCACGGGAACATGAATCTACTTTCGCCTGAAAATCTGTAGCGTTTCCCGCTTGAACCCACAATACTTTGTTGAACTCGCTAACATCATTCAAACTGTGATTTCCCGCCGACTGCGAATCTGTCCACGTACCTCCAACCATGCCGGAATCAGTACATGTTGTAGAATCATCAATGCCTGAAACATAATAGCCCGCATTACAAGGAGCCGGATATTCATCCAGATTCGTCCAGTTAATATCGCCAGTAAAAGTACCGCTTGAATTCAAAAGACCTTTAAAGACACCATTACCAAAAGTAGATGTAGTATAAGCATTAGCTACAACACTAGCAAACGACAAAAACACTATAAACGCTATCCATGATTTTATATTCATAATTATCACCTTTTTATTCTCCGCCCCAAGCAGAATCAAATCCGCCTGATGCCTGAAAGTTGCCTGTGTTTTTGACAACCCTGAAATAATCTGTTCCGTTGAATCCGAATGTAATATTAGTACCGTCGTCGTTGGCTGTTAGCTGACCGCCACCCCCATACACGAACTTTCGAGTTATCCGCATTGCTTCTCAGCCATAGCCCGCTATGATTAACGCCGTCGAAAGATAGTGCCTCATTGCCGTAAATCGCCCCGTCTGGGAATGTGCCTGTACCCCTGTAACTCCATTCTGCGGTACTCACTCCTGAACTTGCGATAGCGATCCGTTGTGATAGTTCATTGCTTGCAGTTCCGAATCCTGTAGTTGTGCCTGAAAATGGCACGTATAAATATGCTGTTCCTGAATTCATTGAACATCCAGAGTAGAAACTGCGGTTACTGCCGAAATACTGATATTGTTTATCTCTTAATCCTTGCGCCATTATTATCGCCTCTTTTCATTTTATATTTTACTTGGCGGAGAGTCAGAGAGCCTCGCACCAATGAATTATAACGGGGTAATTAGCCCCAATAAATTAATACCTTACTGCAGTATAGTAATAGCTTGTGCTTGCTGCACCGATTACCAATGCACCGCTAATGTTCAATGTACCGCTTATTGTCGGTAGTGTTGCCGAACATGCCGCGCCGCTTGTAGCAAAGCCTATACTCCAGGTAGTATCAGGGAAATTTGTTGCAAATTCTACTGTCCCGTCACTGCCTGCGCCACATGCGACCACTCCGCCGTTCACCATACTAAGTAGCCCGTCTGCATTGTTTATTTCGCTGCCTGTTACTGCGCCGGCTGAATATACATTAGCGCCGCTTATCTGGCTTGCTGTGGTTATGCTTCCGGTTACATTTATCTGTGATTCTGTCGGTCCAGTTTGGTTGATTTCTTCAAATCCTAGCCCGTCATTTATTCCTGCCATGATTATGACCTCCTTTTTTTAAAATGTCTATTGAGGCGTACCTTCCGATACACCCCACGACAATTAAATTAAGCTAATACTGTCCATTCACTTCCGCCTGCTGTTCCGGCATCGTTCATGTAAAACTGTCTTCCGACAGCATCCCAACAAATGTCGCTGCCTGTTGTTCCGGTTATGACTTCATCTGGGGTTCCCATACATACATGATATGCCGGCATGCCTCCCGAAGTTCCGACCCCGTTAGCCATCCCGTCAACTGTGCCGATTACACTCCCTGCGGATAATGGTGTTGTTGCCATTCACACACCTATTCCGTTGTTATCTCGCACGTTGCGTAGTCTCTCAGGTATTTCACATCTACCCTCATTGTAATTGCTGCGCCGGTCATGTCGTATGTAGGCAGGTCGAAGTTCTCAATGGTTATGTCTCTTTTATACCCGATTGTATATGCTTCGTCCCTATCAATCACATAGGCATACTTGCAGTAAGTTCCAGGTGTAGGTGTTGCGTTCCTGCTGAACCGTGCGCATTTCATACCGAACAGAGTCCCTAAGAAACCTGTCTTTATCATCTCGGTATTGCCTGCTTTGTCTGCCTCTACGAATGTGTCGATGTTTCTCATATCTTGTAGGACCTCGTCTCCTATCAGCATATCAGTAGGTGTATAGTCGTATCTTTCCAGATAGTTCATACCCTCAGCGATATTTGCGATAGTTATAGCAGCGCCGCCGGTTACTGCGTTGGTTGTAGCGTTCAGAGCAGTTATGATCAGTTCTGTCTCTTTCTCTGCAAAACGCTTTCCTGCGTATTTGATATTCCTCTGGAACATATCAAACTGTGAGTCTTCCATCATCTCTCTTGTTATTCTGATAGATACCCCGTATTTGACAGGTGTTAGTTCCCTGGTTTCTGTGTCGATTGCGTCCATAGGTATCTCAGCGCCTTCGCCTACTTTCCGGATGTCCATAGTATCTGCTGTTACTTGGTTGACGTTCCAGCTTGACCCGAAGTTCTTGGTCTGTGATGCTGACCAATACATCGCACATAGTTCTTTCGGTATCAGATGTTTGTCTACCTCGTCACGCAATATAGGCGCTATCACTTTCGGTATAAGTAAGGTTCCTGCAACGCCTGTGTCTCGTGTTATGTATTCCTGTATTCTTGTAAATGCCATTTCGTTCACCTCCTTATAGATTCAAAGCGACAAGACAATAGTCTTCGCTTCCCGCGTTAGTCAGTGCTCTTCCGATATATCCTATCATCTCTGAGCCTACTGCTGCACTGGAAATTGCCTGTACGCAATCCTCTTCAGACCATAGCAACTGACCACCTGAAATAGCGCCGCCTGCTTTGATTAAAAAGTTACCTCTTGTTGCGAATGTTACAAGGTCTTCTGAGCCTGCGTTTGTTAGTGCCATCCCGTTGCACATCTCGTATTTATCTTTCAGTGCGATTTCAAGGTCGCCGTCTGCGAAACTTGATGCCTGTGAACCGACCTGTGCTGTTGCGTCTGCGCCGGAAACATAAACAAACTGACCGCCTGAAATCGTCTCTCTCGCTTTGCCTGTGATTGTTCTTGGGTTTTCACCATCAAACAAAGCTACTGCTCCTAGTGGATTTCCTACTGCCATTTTTATCCCCTCTCAATTGTAAGTGCGCCGCCTCTTAAACTACCAGCACCTTCGGTTATCTTGTGTTCGGACTTTTCTTCGGTTTCGTCGTCGTCCTTTTCGTCTTCTTCAGCTTCTTTAGCGGCTTTTTCTTCGGCCTCTTTTTTAGCTTTCTCTTTAGCCTTCAGATCAGCTTCTTCTTTGGTTTTTTTATCTGCTGCTTCTTTTAGTTTTGTTGCTTCTGCTTCTTCTTCGGCTTTCTTTTTCTCTACTGCTTCTTTTTCAATCGCTTCTGCTTTAGCTTTCTCGGATTCTGCTGTTTTTCTGGCTTCTGCCTCTTTAGCTAATGCTTCTGCAACTGCTTTAGCAACTGTATCGGTTAGTTCTTCTTTTGTTACCGTCTCAGGTGCTTTTTCGTCTGCTTTTTCTTTGGATATGTCTATCACCTTTTTTTCTTTTGTGTCTGTAGTCATTTTATATGCTTCACTCAAAGCCATTCCGAATGTTGCACCCTCATCTGCACCTACAGCGACTAAACTTAATTCTTTGAAAACTATGCCTCTTGGAATGTAAGAGCCATCTTCATCTTCATCGACCCTATCAACACTTGCACCGACAGAGACACTATCAAGTCTTCCGTCTTTAATCATTTCCTGCATGGTTTTGTCTATGACTTTAGCACTGAATTCTACCTTTTTAACCGTGTATTTACCTTCTTTTACTCGCCCCATAATAGAATCCACATCATTATTATGATTTTTCAATAATGGAACCCCCGTCAAAGTCTTTGCAGCCGGTTTTAATTCGTCCTCTACATATTTGTGATTGTTTGAAGTTGTTGTCGCGTTAATTGCAACCCCTTCGATTATGAACTCTTTTTCTGATTCTCCATCCGAACTTTCAGATTCTTTTATCGGTACTTGAAAATTGAACTTAATCATTTCTTTCGACCTCCTTTTTTCTTAGTTTTACATGGCATTTCATACCACCC